ATTGATAGGCTTCAACAAAAGGATTCTTTTGTGTCATCCGTATGAAACTCTGTTGATATGCGTGGGATACCATTGTTCGGGCAAGTCGTTGTGCGTTATAGTCAACTCTGCGAGATGTACCGGGATAAACCTTTGACCAATCCCAGTCTTTTCTTGCTTTTGGATCTACATACTTCTCAAGATCCTTTGCTATATCATAGGCACTTTTGTTCTCAGCAATTCCTTTTGCTATTATTGTCTGGATATCTTGTTGTGTTTTTGAATTTGAACCCCAAAGGGCTTTGCTGAGTGTCCAATTGCCTTCGTATAACTTTCCTGTGATGATCGTTCTTATGATCTCATCTGGTACATGTGAGTATGCGCCTTTGATTGATAAGCCAGCGTTGCTGAGGAATTCAGCATTATCCTTTACAGCAGCTTCACAAACCTTTTTCATGTTTGTTTGTATACCAGAATTAAGTTCCTCTTGTATCTGATTGAATTGCTCAACAAGCTGCTTTTGAAGATTAGCAAGATACTGCTGTCTATACACATCTGAAACTGTTACAGGAAGTTTTTTTGCTGCTTCTTCAATTTCTTTTGCTGCTTGAGAGTACAGTTGTTCTATTTGTTTCTGCTGTTCAACAGTTAGCTGTACTCTCACTGATTCAGCTATATCAAACTTGAATTTTGCCATGACTACTCATTCTTGAGCTTTTCTGCTTCTTGTACTGCCTGTGTTTTATCAGTTTCTCGTTGTTGTGGATTTGATACATCAAAATAGCTGTTCTCAAGCAACTCTCTTTCTAAAGCAATTTGTCTGAGCTCTTCATCAGCCTCATCATCAGTGAGATTGCGCCATTTCTTCATGTAAGATCTACGACTCATAGTCTGAGCAGTAACCTCAGCCAAATCGGTTTGCTTTTCATCTGCCTCGTCTTCAGGCAGAGAATATTGATTATCTACTCGAATAGAGTAGGCTTGATCAGGAAGTTCATCCTCTATATACAAAGGCAGAACAGCCGGATATAGGCGTGCACCCTCTATGATGCATTCACCCAGGAAACGAAGAGCGGGACGCCATTCGAGCATCTTTTCGTCGCATCTAACGATAAGATCCCAGTAGATGGCTTTAAGCGTTTTGCCGGAAGAAACGACTCCTTTGAGAGCTTCAGGACTGACATTAGGCACAGAGCATTGCTCATACATTGTATTCTTCACTCTATCCAATGTAGTGCTGAGTGCAGAAGAGTATGTCATTGGTGAATCAAGTACACCAACCTGCGCAGCTCTATCTTGAGCTTGATTTTGGTCAGAAGAGATATCCCAAAAAGCACCTGCAGCAATAGAAAGGTCTTTGGTTGAATTGGGATCTGCATCTATTGCATATCTTACAGGATTCATTCCTTTACGCTCGGCATCAATATCAGCTGCAGCAAGCTTGCTATACCAGCTTTCATACTCAGCTAACATCTCAATCTCGGATCTGCCAATGAGATCTCCAGTCAAACCGTCATTGACTACTACCCAAGCAGGGATGAATGTAAATAATGTAACAGTGTCTTCATGAATGGTTTCAACAAGTCTTCCAGTGCCATCATAAATCTCTTCGAGATAATGGCAAAAGCCGTTCTCAAGCCAATACTTCTTTTTGTAAATGCGTTGGTCTATCTTGGCTTTCTCATCGTTGAGACCATAGAACACTACAATCTTGGTGATCTGGTTTGCATCGTTGGGATCAACATCGTACAAAAACTCCATACTGGGGAGAAAACTGATTTGGATACCCTTTTCCACATTGATGTTGAACATAATGGCAATTCGCTTGCTGATAAAGCAATCTTTACAAGCTTTAAGCAAAGCGCTCTTGAAATTGTTCTTCTCAAGCACTATATCCAACAGATTTTGATAGATTGAAGCTGCTTCTTTGGCTTTTGCTCGTTCTTCTTTGGAATCTCCAAGATCAATATCTACCCAAAAATCTGGGCTCTTGGAAAAAAGGAATCTTGCTTCTTTATCCAAAAGGGCTTTGGCAATCTTATACCGAAGATCTGACGGAGGGCTGTCATTATCCGTGTGTGGAGGAGTATAGTCAGCACCATTCTCATATATATTGTAACACTCTATGGTTTCCCTCATATCTTGAAGAACTCGTTGACCATACAGGCCATCAAGCTCTGTCTTGATTATTGAGCTAGGAATTAAATTCTCATACTCAGGTTTGTCTAATCCAAACATGTTGTCACCTCAATACTGCTTTCTTCCTGTTTTCTCATAACGCATTATGGCATCTCTTTGAGCTTTCTTTGACTTGTCAGAGAAATAGGCTTCCATTTCTGCATTCTTGTGTGTTTCCTCAAGTTCTCTATCTCTTTGTGCTCTGCGTTTTTTGTAATCAGTACATCTTCCGTGGCATCCAATAGTTCTTTCGGGACATTCAAAGCATCCTTTCCCCATGTCACGTATCTCCTCGTCTACTATTCTTGGGGTTGTATTTGATATCAGCAACTTCATAGGTATCAAGACCATACCAAATTGCCGAGAATGTATGCGGATCTATATTAAACTCATCATAAATGAGATTGCCTTGGGAGTTGACTGCATAAACAAGAGTGCTAAGCTCTCTTATTGTATTTGGGCAATTGGGACTGCAGATTATTTTGCGGAATCGTTTACACTTTCTTGTATTTGCAAGACGACTTCCGGCGTATTTATGACAACCACGCATTCTGAATCCTGACTGACGATAAAATGCAATAGCTTTGGGATCTTCACAGTCTGCAATGATCTGTACTTTGTCTAGCCCATCTTTCTTGAGCTCTTTTTCGGTCTTGTCATCTGTCATCTTGTTTTTGTAATACTCGTAATAGATGTAAAGAATCTTTTCTTTGTCATCTACTGCCATTTTGATTACAGCGTTGTAGGACTCTTCAAAACCAAAGTCCATACCGCAAAACCGGAATT